AGCTCACATCCCTGCTGGATAGCCTCAACAGCCTTGAGAGCACCAGCAAGGATTAAGAGAGGCATTTCTTATCGAGCCATACCACGCAGCTCAATACGAGGAACTTCATCTTGTGTCTGCGTCATTCTGTTGTATTCTTGCAACACTTGAGCACCTGTGATACTTCCTTCTTTAGAAGCACGTTTCACCAAAGTGTCTCCAAGCTTACGAGCAATCTCAGGACGAGAGCGCATTAGGGCGTTCATTGCGTTGATGCCTGTTTCAGAATACATTACAGGAGCTGTAACGGCAATACCGCCAGCAACAGCAGGATTCTGCAACGCACCCATCAAACCGGCCGCTTGAACAGCAAGACGACCTTCCAAAGTAGCTTTAGGGCTTGTTCCGAGAGCTGTAACAGCTGCGTCTGAGACATCCTGCCCACGTGCTAAACCAGCTGCAAAACGACCTTTGTTACGGGACATATCACGCTGTCGCACCGCTGTTTGATATTGTTTAGGAGTGAACACACCGTTCTCGGCTCCCGAGTTAGCGGCTGCTGTACGCATTACTGCAATATCGCCATAAGCACTATCAACACGGCGTAGTTGAGATGATTGTTCTGGATTCTGTTTCTTCAAAGCCTCTTTTAAAGAGTTCAAAGCCTCATCCAGAGCGTATCCAATCTCTCGCTGATCTTCAGTGCCGCTAGATTTATAACCAACAGCCTTTGTTCTCAAATCAGATTCAATAGCTTTATACGACTGACCGTCCAACTTACCGTCTTTAGGTAGTTTATTGAAAAGGTACGTATCCAGTACTTCTTTTACCTTTACACGTTGCTCTGTGCTCGGAGGTGTTTTAATAGCCTTCAACACATTAGAATATGTTGGGAAATCTAGCTTAAAATTCATCTGATTCAAGACATCATCGTAAGCTTTATCAACAACATCGTTGGCATGTTGTACAGCATCTCGACCAATCACATCAGCAGGAAGCTTCTCGTCTACTTTACCTAAAGCTTTGTTAATAACGCCTTTATTGAACGAGAACAGTGTACGCTCACGAGCACCTGAAATATAAGGACCAATCAAAGGCATAGACATAGCAAAGTCTTCTAAGTCTCGTGCCTTACCTCCCATTAGCTGACCCGGTGTCATTGTCACACCTAGGTTTTTCATTGTCTCTTCTGCTTTAGACACTAGAGGGTTTAAAGCGCCTCCAATGGCTTTAGTAGCTCCTGCGCCTAGAACACCAAAGAAAGCTCCACCAGCTGTCTGTTTAGCCTTCTCTTCAGTAAAATCTTCACCTGTAGTTACAGGAGCAACAGCACCTTGAGCAGCGCCAGCTAAAGCAGCTTGAGTACCTACATTACGGGTTAAGGCTCCAGCAGCGCCTCCAGCTACAAGGTTTGCAGGGCTTACAATGTTGCCGGCAAGACGACCCCAATCAAAACCTTCTTGACCTGCTGCTGCACGTTCTGTCTGGTATTGCTGCTCACGTTGTGGCACTGCTTTTTCAGAGAAAGCCTTAGCAGCTTGAGCCACAGGAATACCCATGACAGATACGCCTTGTGGAACCTGCTCTAAAACCTTACCAACCAACTGACCTGCGCCATACACAGGATCCATAATACCCTGCACTAAACCACTAGGTGCTTCAGGCGGCTTATATGTTCCTTGAATAGCCGAGGCAATTTGAGCATCTGACATCCCATCAGGGAACTCGACCATTTCCCCGTTTACTTCAATATATTGAGCCATGCTTTACCTTACTGTGTAATAGTTTCAAACTTACCTGTTTGCAGGTTGAAACGACGAGTAGCTTTAGGTGTTCCTGTATCGCTAGGGCCTGTTGGAAGAGGCTGACCTTTTTCAATAGCTTTTTGCTGTGATTGAATACGGTTAATTTTAGATGTAATTTTAGTCTCAGCTCGTTCAAGCATATTCTTCAAAGCTTTAGGCTGAGCGGTTGTGTCGCCAGCATACACGCCTTGCAGATATTTCAATTCTTCAACTGTATCGCTGCCGCCAAAGTCTTTCAAGCCGGGGATAACCACATCACCCAAATATGAACGAAATGTTTCAGTATTAGCCAGACGCTCAGTAGAACCGACAGTTCCACCTGTGTAGCCAGCTAGCCCCTCCATTGTAGGACCATATTTACCAGCATAGATACCCTTATTAAAGATGTCTTTTGCTCCTTTAATAGCACTCAAAGCAGTTTGAGAACCCTCAATGTCAGCTACTTTTTTACCCACTTCAGTACCACTAGCTTCAGCAGCCTTCTTAGCCTGAGCACCAGCCATAGCAGAAGCAATAGCACCTAAGCCAGCACCCATTGTCTCTTCAAGTGTTTTACCTTGACGAGTCATCTTGGCAATAGCGGCATCAATCTGCTTAACACGAGGATCTGCTTCACCGAATTGAGTAGCCAGTTCAGCACGACTATTCTGTAGACGGACAATCTCAGGCTCATTAGCAGGACGCTCACGAAGGTTACGGATAACTTGAGACTGTTTTACAGCAGCTTCTTGAGCAGCTTGAGACAAAGCACGAGCACCTTGTACATCACCTGCTTGATTCAGAGCCTGAGCAGCTTGAGCCAGCGAGTTAGGGTCGTTTGGGTTAACACCTTGCATGATCTGCTTACGAGCTGTAGCCATCTGCAACTGGGGGTCTTGAGCACCCAAAGCAGTACCAATAGCCCCGCCTAATTGATACGAAGCAGTACCCAACTGAGCCTGAGCACGTTGCACAGGTGTCAACTTACTCAGTGCAATGTTACGGTCCAATACCTGTTGATACTGCGCCTGTTGAATCTGTTCAGGGGAAGCGAATAACCCCATTACGCTATCTGTTGCCATTATGTTGTTCCTTATTTAGAAATCTTGAGCTGATGAATCATACCAGCTAGAAACATTGGGCATTACGTTACCAATGCTTGCTTGACGATTACCAAACAAGCTACCAACACCTTGAGTAAACTGAGGGTTGCTCAAGAAACTAGAAGCAGCAGTAGACCATGGATTAGCTTGTTGTGTCAAGTAACCAGCAGCAGCTTGTGAGCCACCTGTAGACATGCCGCCTGCGCTCAAACCTAAGTTGAATGGTTGTTGACCTAACTGCTCCACAGCACCTTGAGACGTCAACCCAGCCTTGAATGGGTCGTACGCTCCTGTGAGCAAACCAGTACCAAACTGAATCTGTTGCTGGGAAGCTGCTTCAGCGCCTGCTGCCAATTTAGCTTGCTGTTGTGCCAAAGCATTGTAATAAGCAGCCATCTCAGGGTTAGTAGCAGCCAAACCACCAGCGCCTGTTGTAGTAGCACCTGTAGCTAAACCAGCACGACCTGTCTGGAACAACTTATTACGGATAGAGTTCAGTGTCTGCTCGTTCTCAGGAGCAAGCAAAGCAGTCTGTTGGTCAATGTAGCGTTGACGTACAGCATCAGGAGACTCGCCAAGGTAGCTTTGACCTAAGTTCATCAAAGTCTGGCCTTGTTGTAGACCTTGACCTGTCATCCCTGCCAGTTGGCTTTGATAGCCTTGAAGCTGAGGAGAGAGAGTATAACCACCACTAGCTAATCGACCTTGAGAGTCAAAGCCAAAGTTAGAAGTACCAAAGGTGTTGGTGATACCGATAGGACGGAACTGACTCATCTGAGCAGCTTGGCCTAGTTGCTGATTGGCTTGACTTACTTCGTTACCACCAGCAAGAGCAGCCCCTACGGCTGCCCCTAGAGCAGGTTGTCCAAAATAAGCACCTGCGATTGGAGCTGCTGCTGCGACAATATCACCCATATTATTTACTCCACTTATAGATGTGAGCTGTTGAGCCGTTGTTTAACATAACTTTATTTCCTTTAGTCCAGCCTATAACGGCCCCGAATTTAGCTAACTTGTTATTGTCTTCTGTCACTAACGCTATTAAAGGTAGAGGCATTAGACTTTGAAGGGTATTTAAATCTTTGATAAACTCTTGTTTAATCTTTGAAGTCCATTTGAATATATCAGTATGGAACCACAAGTGACTATCGAACCATTCAAGATACATTACGTAGTTATCTCGAATGACTACAGGAGTCTTCACATCTTTATCAGTATGTTCCACCGTCAAGAGTGCCTGTAAAGGCTCCAGAAAAGGTTACAGCTCCGCTAACAGTTAAAGCAGCAGCAGTTACAGTACCTGTGAAGGTGGGGGAAGCTGTGTTGGACTTAGAGTTAACAGCTGCTTCAATGAGAGTGAATTCATCATCAATCTCAGTACCCTTAACAACCTTATCTGGGTCCCCAGAGGTCAGTGTGTCTTTTGCAGCAAAATCAGTTGCCTTGGTGTAACTAGTCATTATTGTGTTCTTCCTTCTTTGCAGAAAACATCGAGCTTCTGTATGCTCAAATCAAAGTTATTAACTTCAGTTTCAATACCTAATTGAATAATACTTCCTGAACCACTAGCTTGTACACGTTGGTTATCAAAGACAACACCAGAGGTGTATTCAGCAATACCGTACTCAGCTACTCCGTACTCAGCAACAACGATATTACCAATAGTTACTTGACGAGAAGCGTAGTTATTGCTGTAGTCAAAAGCGTACTTCAGAGTCAATACAGCATTAGCAGCGCCGATACAAGTAAAGCTAATCTTCTTGAGAATCTTGATGACGTTAGCTTTACCTAAATCAAAGTAAGTAGTGTAGTATTGTAAACGATATTTAGCTGCATTGTCTAAATTAGTACTATATTTACCTACGTAACCAGCAAACCCCATCAAAAGAGTTTTAGCACGTGTAGAAAACATAGACTTAGGAACCATGCTCCAAGTAGTCACTCTAGCTGAACCATCCTGTAAAGCCTTACGTGTATCAAAGCAATAAGTTATCTTAGATGCAGGGAAGGCAAGGAGATAGAAAGCATTGGTGTCTGAGTACACAGCCTTGATGTTAGCCAATGTCTCTACGTTCAGGTTATTAACCAAGTCATCACGTACGTTAGCACTGATGTCACGCATAGGGGCTGACTTCTCTTGAATAGTACGAGCCAGTGAACGTACACCTGAGTCAGACAGGAAGAAGACATCTGAGCCTGTGAGAGCTACTGAGTCACGTGCACAGCAGCCAACACCGTTGATAGTGTCATACAAGCTCATAGCTGAAGGGTCACGAGCACCTTGGTAAATCAAGATTTGACGACGACCAAAGACAATCAAGGTATTGTTATGAGCAGCTAAGGCTGTAATCTCATCAGCACCATTAGGCCATACTGAGGTAACATCCAAAGTACCTGATGTGCCTGTATTCAACACATGCCCAGCTTCTAAGTCAGAGAACTGAATCAAGCTCTTATTGGTAGCTGAAGAAGCTGACCAAGTACGTCCGTAAGCACTGATAGCACAAGCTGACTGTTGAACAGTACCTAAGTAGCCTGTCTTCTCTGATACTCGACGAAAGGTAGTTGTAGAGACAGCAGGGTCAAACACAAGAGGGTCATGGCCTGATTGATACAGATACAAGACACCATTCAAAGGAGCCATCTGCCAGTTGTCTGAACCAATAGTAGGAGCTGAGCCTCCACCACCGTAGGTAAGCTTCGTGAGCGTAGAACCTGAGAGCTTAAAGAGACAACCATTACCAGCAGCAACTGTGTAAGCTGTACCATCATTAGTAATCAACTCACCAATCGCTGCAACATTTGCGGTGCTTAGGTCGTTATTCGCCGCATGTTGAGCAGCCCAGCCATGACGAGCGCCAATACGACCAAACTTGTCGATGATACAGTTATGGGCTTTAGTGGCAAAACCAGCCTCAAGAGCTACTGAGCTATCCTGAGTGTTGACACCCATGAATCCCGGAGCACCAATGGAGGAGGAGAGAAGCTGTTCAGCCATATTAAGGTGCTACCCAGTTCATGTCTTCTTCGTAACGATTACGCTCGATAGAGACTTCGTTAGCCAAGGCGTTCTTGTACAAAGCGTAAGCTTCAGAGGAGAGGTTCCCACCATCTTCACCACGTTCAGCAATAGCTTTAGCGTATGCCAGCATAGATACTAAGTGAGCAGGAACCAAGATACGAGTAGTGTCTGTAGTCAGTTCTTCTTGAGGGATAATCAAGTTGAAACGTAGAGTATAGACTTGCTCAGGCACGGGCCACACGTCTACTTGGGTGTCTCCATCACTATCTACACCGTTAAAGTTATAGAAAATAGGAGCACCTTGCTGATTATTAGCCAACAAGAATTGTTTATTCATCCACTTAGTAGGGGCGTAACGAATCTCCACATCAGAGGTGTCATTCAAGACATCAATGACACGGAAACGTGTACCTGCATTAGTAAGGGAGTAATTGAATGTACTAGCTACAGTAGGAACTGTAATGGTGGAAGACAAGGCATTCCACTCAGCTGCATCCTCTACTTCACGCTTAGCATCATTAACAAAGACACCAATAAGAGAAGAATAAGGGGTAGAGCTAACGCTAGTCACTGTAGGCTCACGAAGCCTACGGAGGACGTTATTGACAACGTCTAGATATGTTGACATATATTAAATACCTTCTTTCTTGAAGAGCTCAAAGGTACAGATAGTGCTAAAGGAGCTTCCTGCCTCGCTAGTCATCATCACCTTATCACCTTCTTCCATAACCACGTAAGCTCCACCATCTTGTCTAACATAACCACTAGCTGCAACAGTCCCGTTATGAACGTAAATATCAGCTGTAGCACTAGCGTCATGCCAGTAGACTGCAATACTCTTAGTTGAGCCTGAGTTGTTAAACAAATACATCAAGTTCCACTTAGCGTAATAGCCAGTAGGAACCGTATAGACAGTAGTCAGAGTGTTTGCAGTAAGGTTTAAGCCTACCGTTACAGGACGAGCCATTACTTGCTCTTCTTTGTAGCTTTGTTTTTAGCTGTACGTTGACCACGTTGGGGCATACCTGCTTCAGACATTCCTATAGCGATAGCTTGCTTACGGTCTTTAACAACAGGACCACCTTTACCGCTATGAAGAGTACCTTCTTTGTACTCACCCATAACTTTACCCATTTTTACCTGCTTAGCTGCTTTAGTCTTTGGTTTCATAATGTCGTGTATCCTACAGTATTATTTACTCTTTGTCAATAGTATTGAATGACTTTTCAGTTACATCTTTGTATATTTGGAATACTTTATGCCCAATCATCAAAGCAGTGTATATCAGAGTAGCCCATAGAACTAACTCTGATACTTGGTAGCCAGCCACAGTAGCTAAACTTACAGTCACAGGGGGTGCTGCTTTAGTTACCAAGGCTATTCCTGTCTCCGTAGTTAACGAGTGGTCTGTCATGGCTTACGTTGATGTAATTGTTTGCCAAGCTGTACCGTTGTAGACACAGAGCTTACCTAGAGTGCTATCAAACACAACATAGCCGGCAGAAACGGTCAATAGGAGCTTTGCAGCTGTTGTTACGACAGGGACTTGAGCGCCATTAGTGCCATCTAAAACTAGAGCCATTTAGACCTCCAAAGCACGAAGTTGAGCAGCAGTGGTGCAGAGGTCAACCAAGCCTGTAATGTCACGCAGACGATTCTTCTCAGCCACGATTGCAGTAGTGTCACCACCAGACTCTTGAGCACGTTGGAACAAGACGTCCTGAGCAGCCAACAAAGGCTCACGTTGAACGCGTAGACGGGCTTTAGTGATTTCCTTGGCTTTGTCAAGATTGACAGTTACAACACCGTTAGCCAGCTCCCATGCGTTGAAGAAGTCGTTGTCTGCTTGAGGCAGTTCAGAAGCTTGAACGATGATTGAAGTGCTAGGGGTGTCCTTGGCTTTGACAGCTTGAATGTCGAGTTCGCCTGTGGGAATACAGACGCTAACGCCGCCGTTGCTGTTTGAGAAGATGATTACTTGTGCCATGATTGTGATTCCTATTTAAAAATTAGTTGCCGTGGAAGGTGCAATAAATTTGCGTTATGTTGTCAGCCAACGAACCCTCGTAAGCTGGAAGAATAATTTGACAAGCTGTTGTTGTCTTGTTTGAAGGAGCGCCTTTTTGAGTTGCAGATTTCACAATCGGAACAATTGACGAAAATGTATTGTTGGATGCAATAGAGCCCATGAACACATAGTTTGCGTCTGTCATTGCAGCAGTGAAGTTAATCGTATAGTCAGCAGCACTGTTCTTTGTAACGCTTGTCACGTTGTATGACGAGCGGATAGTGCCAGCAGTTCCATCAAAGTTCACCCACGCCAAAGCATTGGTAGTCACACCGTTACTTTGAACCTTGAGAACACCAGAGCCATCGGCAGTCTGGACTAAACCGTTTGTAGGAGATGCGTTAATCGTGGTGGTCAATTTATGCTCCTTTTAAGCCGTGATTGGCATAAGTTCCGTGAACCATATCACGCATTAAACAAGCGAATTCATACGCATCTTCTGCTGTCTTGAATCCAGTTTTTCTATATTGTTTGCCTTTTGCAGCGACAGAAACAACCCATCGGCTAAAAGTCTTATCCCAAAACACGCCTTTCAAGCCAGACTTGCTGTTTGACTGTACGGTTCTGTTCATGGCGTTTTCTGTTTGACCGCAGTCACGCAGATTATCAATTGAAAAGTTAGCCCTGTCGCCATCAATGTGGTCTAGTTGCTTAGGCTCATAGCCGTGAGACAAAATGAACACTAGACGATGAACCAAACGAGCGTTGCCCGCATAACGAATCATTGGATAGCCAGCAGCGTTTTTACAAATCTTTGTTTCACGGGTCTTGTCTTTCCATGACAAATTTTTGCCATCAAAGTCAAACCACTCTTTCAACGAGTCCTGTGTTAATAGTTGTGTTGTCATGTTGTCCTCTTAACGGAATATCTGCACAGAAACCATTGCACTGTCATACACTACTTCATTGGTTGAAAGATAAGTACGAACTTTTACAGCAGCTGTTGTTTGATTATTTGTGCCAGCTACACCTAAATTTATACTCCCGTCAGTTGTTGCCGAGTAAGTAGCAACACCAGTAACTGAATAATTAGCATCAGGCAGCGCAGTTGTGAAGTTCACCGTGTAATCGCCAGTACCGTTATCCGTAATAGACGAAACATTGAACGATGCACGAATAGCAACAGTACCTGTAC